AACAATAGTATCACCATTTAAAATAAATTCTGAAACTGAATCAGCACCTATTTGGAATTTAAATACATTCTCTACAGTAGCAGTTGCTAGTGATGTTGCACCTTGAATTGACCTACCAATTAAATCTGTAGGTTCTCCGATAGGAGTAACCGTTCTTAAAATTTTGTTTGTAGTAAATTTACCGTCAGAAGGCTTTAAAAGATTTTCTCTAGGATATAATGTTTCTGATTCTTCTCCAAATAACAATCTAAAAAATAATTCATGGCCTGCTTGAGTACCTTTTGCTCGATACATTGACCTAATATTTTTAATAAGTTTTCTTTTATCAACTCCTGAATCTAAACTTTCTGGAACTGTTTTTAAAAACTCTTCTCTAAAGTTTGAAAGAAATCTATCAATAGCCCCGTCTGGGTCTCTAAAGTTAATTAAGTCTTGAATATTATTTACAGGATTTGGTTGATATGTACCTAATGTAGCAGAAGCATTTGAAGTTTGACCTGTAATTACCTCTCCTGATATAAATTTATTTTGTGCTGATATGAAAAGACAACCGCCTGTAGTACCGTTTATAATATCAACACCTAGAATAGTTGCTTGTGCTTTTGATGTTTCACCTTTTATAATTTCACCAAATTGAAATTTTCCATAAACAGAACTTTCTTGTAAAAGTTTATCGCCTGTATCTAATGGTGTTCTATCAGTAGCAAGTCTTGAACCATCTAATAGTAAGGAGTTTTCTTGGTTAGTTTCTGTTTCTAGTAAAATACCATCTGTAGTTTGTACATCACTTACGGTCAGCTTTGCTGATTCCATAAATTGATAGTAAGTCTTGATGAACTCCATAAACTTTGGATGTTCTTCAACAGCAAACTCCGGGATTTGTGAACCTAGTAGATTTGATAGTTTATTATCAAACTTCATCTTTTATTTCCTTAATAACTAGATGTTGTCGTATAACCAACACCAGCGTCAGCAGAACCACCAACAAATGAATCAGCTGTTACAGTAATTGAAGAGTTGGCAGTATCTATGTTAATAATTTGGTCTCTAACTGGAACTATATCATTACTGTTTGGTGTTACTGTTATTTCTGGTTGAGTAGCGGCCGCTCCTCTTATATTTGAAACACTTTCTATATTTAATGAGTTAATGACAATTGCACCTGTAGTATAATCTATTGTACCTTGTAAAAGGTTATCATATGTTTGTACACCTGAAACATAATGGAATCTTCTAATGTTTCCTGCACCATCATCATTTAAAAACATTTCGTTTGTATCTCCTTCAATTTTAAATCCTGTTGATGATAATATACCACCAGCAGCTGCATTGTGTCCTGAATGAGGATTATATAAAGCGTTTCTAAAATAAATGTTATATTGTGAAGATGTGTTTAAAACAGGTGTAAATGATTTTCTAATTTTTAAAGTTGTAATATTACTTACAATAGAATTATCTGTATCGTCAATTTCACCAATTACTTTTGAATATCTGAAAACACCAGCAAATTGATTTAATACACTAGAATTATAATTTTGTAAAGTTGCAATAATAGATGTTCTAATACTATCAGCAGTTAATGATGTTGCCGAAGCGTCATATTTAATATTTGATGTAAGTAAAATGTCTGTAGTTTCCGGGTCAACAATAACTGGTGTAACTGAAGCAACATTAAAAGTTTTTAATCTTGAAACAATATCTGCCTTTGTAGTTTCTGTTAATGTAGAACCACTAGCAGCTTTAATTGCAATTTTAACTGTTCCATAAACCGGTGTTTCGTCATCTTCTCCACCGTATGCACTAACTGATAAAGCATTTGGATAAATTGACTTTGTTAGTGTTTCGTAATCTTTGGTTGTTACCGCTCTGTCTTGAGCAGTATATTGTAAAGGCGCATTGTATCTAATTGACTCTTTTGATTCAATATTAGCGCCGTTAGCTGCATTTGAATTTACAGTTACCGTTACATCTGAAAATCCGCTAATAGAACCTTTTAATGAAAAACTTGAAGCGCCATTAGCTGCTTCTGCATTTGAAATTATGTATTCTATTTTTACAATGTTACCATCTGCTAATTTTTTACCAATAACGCCATCACCAAAATAAATCTCAAATTTTCCGTCAGAAGTTTCTTGTAAAAAGAATGCTTTTGAAATATTAGACAAGTTTGTATAACCTGTAGCTAATGTGTAAGTATTAATTGTTGTATCTTGAGCAGATTCTTGAACTGTTACTTTTAAAGTTGTAGTATCAACTAATCTATTTGGAATTACAAATTTTTGGTCAACATCTGTACTATCAACTGTATAAGTGAAACTTGCTAAAGTACCTTCATAAAGTTTTACATTTGTAAACTCATAAACACCTGAACTTGGCGTAATTGTTACATCTGCATTTGGTAAAAAAGTATAATTAACTCCGTCAACTGTAGTTTCAAAAGTTGTACCTTTTAAAAGTGTTAAACTCGTACCTGAAGCATTATTAACTTTAATTGTTATGTCTGCTACAGGACTTCTTGAAGATGTTGGTGTATAACCAATCATCTTTGCTAATGAAACAATATTTTTTCTTATATCGGCACTATCAAGATATAATTCATTACTCATCATGTTTGCATTGAAACCAAGATAGTGAGTATTGTATGCTAACAAGTCTAATAAAATGGACATACCAGAACCTTCAAAATCAAAGTCTTGAAATTCTGTTTGTTGTTTTAAAAATGTTTTTAAGTTTGCTTTGACTGAATCAAAGTCGAATTCTGATACTGTTAATTTATTTGACGCCATTTTTATCTAACTCTTTGTAATAGTGTTGTTACTGAAACCGGTTGAGGCATATTTAAAACATAAAACGAGATAGTTACCTCTATAGCGTTTTTATCTTGTTTTTCACTTACAGATAAATCTGCTAATCTAGCTCTAGGTTCATAATTAGTAATTACTTCTTCTAATTTTCTTCTAATAAACATTCCAGTTATAGGTGTAAAATTTTCAAATAGTAATTCTCTAATACCACAACCTAATTCTGGATGGAATGGTCTTTCGTATGTCGCCGTATTTACTAAATTACGGACAGAGCGTTTAACTGCTTCAACACCCTTTATTTTAGTTATATCATTGGTAACAGCGTTTCTAGTGAAATCTAAATTTAAATCACTAAAGACACGATTGCCAGTTTTACTTGAATTGTTGCTTGAAGCGTCATAATTTGCCATATCATGGATATTTATACATCATCCACTAAAGACATTGCTAGAACCTGTCGTTATATTTTCAGAGCCGCCATATAGCGAACCAACATAAGCTAGTGGTTGTGAATTTACTCTAACAGTAGTAGAAGTACCAGCGCTCATGGTAGGAGCGTGATTTGGACAAATCGGTACTGGTGGAAATGTATGTGTGGTAACTGCGTCACCAAATCTAACTATTCCTATACTATTTGCTCTAACATTTGGTGAACAAGCATTTGTAGTAGTTGTACCTGTACATAAATGATTTGTAGAAACAGCATCCGTACTATTTCCTCTTGCTACTGCTGGCATTTTATCTTCCTTGCAATTTTTTTAACGCTTCTCGTCTTCGTTCTCTAATTAACTCTTGTTTTATTTTTCTTCCAACAGGTATTAGAATACCATGTATCATTTCTTTGCCTTTTTTGCTCATATATTCAACACTTATCATTCTATCTTTAAAATTACTTTGAACTGCCATGATAGCTTTCTTTAAACTCATTTTTTCAACTTCTTTTTCAACGCCATCAGCATTCCAAAACTTAAATATTCTCATTTTCGCCATAAATCCTCTTTAATTACAATTAATCGTATAAAACTTCATCAGAAATGTCTAATTCGTGTCGGCAATTTGTACAACATATAAATTCTACAAGTTTTCCGTCGCCATCTTTCTCTTCTCGTCTGCAATGACCGTAAGCTTTGTTACAATGACAAGAATGGCCACAATTTTTACAGTTTAACATGAAATTTCTCCGTTTATTACTATTTATCAAAAATTACAAGCTGCTTTTAGTTGACTTAAATTGATTCTTTTCATGTCATCCATAGAATCCATCGCTGATTCGCCGATTCTTTCGTAATCCGGGTTAAATGAGCAGTCGATTCGCTCATCTTCTGTCGTAAAAGTACAGGAATTCACAAAAAAGAACAAAAGTAGAACAAAAAAAGTAAGAAACCCTTGATTTATAACGCTTTTTTTCGCCATTTTTTTGAAAATAATGCTTGCTTTCTACATTTAGCTGTGGTATAGTATATGTATATTTAGAAAGGAAACACTATGAACACATTTTTTTCAATGACTACAATACTTTCAGCAATTATGGCTGTTGGTGCAATCGAGGATTGTAAAGGGCATTGTCTCGGGAACGAGAACTGGACTTTATTCTTCATTATGGTTGGTATTATGATGATATCTGCCTTTTTAACTTTTGCAACAATGAAAGGAAATCAATAATGCAAGCTTTACCAAAAGATAGGCGTAGAAAAGTATTTGAAAGAGTTGTAAATCCACTATTAATTACACACTTGACACCATCTAGTTATAACGGTACTTGTATCGCTTCAAATATACCAATTAAATATTTAAAATATTTTAAAGAAGTATCTGCTTCAAGAAGAGCAAAGAAGATTAGATACAGATATAGAGGTGTTTCAAAACCTGGTTATAACAGACCTCAATCATTTTGCCATATGTATGGCGCTGACACATTTTCAGTATACCACAGATAAACTAAAAAGGAGAAAACACTATGATAAATGTAAATCAAACTGCTAAAACACTAGACGAAGGAATTAAGAACTTGATGGCTGGTGCTAAACTAGACTATGAAAAATCGTCAACTATGGGTGGCAAAGAATTAACTGGCTACTGTAAAGAACAAGTTGATAATTGGGATAACAAAACAAAAGTTTCACAAGGTAAAAAGTACATTAAGATTGTACAAGATACTGGTGTTTTTTGTTTTATTGTAAAAGAAGATTTTAAACACTTCTTAAAAGGTGATATTCTAAAAGCGGCTGGTTATAATGCACCTGCTTTAAACTCACCGAGAGGTAATGTTCTAAAGGGTAATTACCCTATTCAATGGACAGGTCCTTTATATTTAAAATAATCATTGGATAAACTGCTCGTAGCTCAGCAGGATTAGAGCAACGGTCTTCTAAACCGTAGGTCGCAGGTTCGAATCCTGCCGAGCAGGCCAAGATTAAGCTATGTAATGAATCGATATTACAATACCAACTGATACTAATAATCCACACATCATTTTTAGAAAGTCTTTACCAATAATTGGGAAAACATATTTTAGTTTGTAGTCTTGAACCATTG